TCCGATAGCTGCCTAAGGCTTGCTACTATTTGTCCCCTATGGCATTCTACGAGTTCACCTCCTATAAGCACCTTCTGATGGGAGTGAGAGGCGTTGAGCAGCATAGCCACCCAACACCTCATCTTTATAGGGTCTTGCCATATCCAATGATCTTGGATAGAGCGGTCTATTTTAATCCAGCCTTGCATCTTTGTTAAAATAATTTAGTTTGATTTTTATTTTCATTTAACTCATGAACAATCTTTCTTTTTTTCTTTAGCTTTTGACTTATTTCGTAAATCCAAATGCTTTTAGACAATCCAGTAAGAATGACTGCTTCGCCTATTTTTATCGCATCCCTTAGCTGATATGAATATGGCCTATCAATACTAATGCTTCTTGGGTGATAGGTCCGCCCATTCCATTCTACATATTTTGTTGGAGATGTTTCTCCTATGCATTTGAAATTAGCTGCCTTATATATTGTCCCAAGATGACCTACTGTTTTATCTGAATAGCTAAGTACATAGTCGTATTCAGTATTGCTTGCAACCCATCTTATAATTTGAGACAAGAACCAGCTTTCGCTGTTTTTTGGAGATTCATCCAACAGAGCCATCCTCCGAATATCTATGCAGTTTTTGTATTTGTTTTCGTGCCTTGGCTTTCCCATTACGCTTCCGCCAACCATTTTACCATTAATAAACATCGCAAAGCAAATGCTAATCCCTCCGCCCATAGCTCCCTTTTTGTAATGAAATCTTTCGAATATATGCCTTATGTCGCTAAATTTGCATGATTTTATTTCGCAAATATGCCTATCGAGATTTAGTTTGCATTCATCATTCATCTTTGTTTGCTTTAATTCTCTCTGCTGTAATCATCTGCATTGCTCTCTCGTCTGCTTCGGATGCCATGTGCTTGATGGCAGCCTTAGACATAGCCTTAGAAGCCTTCAGCATCTTAATGTATGCTGCCCTCTCTTGGATGTAATTGTCGCTACTCTTCATATTCACCTCCGTAGGTTTCGAGGTATTGCGTTGCTTGCCTATTTTCTTCAAACATCATACTACCATCATATACTAGCACATTGCTATTTTCGGATACCTGCATTAGTGACTTCCTTATCATTTCTTTAAACCAATCTTCTCTTATAGCGGATTCAGGAGCTTGAAATTCGTAAATAACTCTTTCCCAATCTTTTTCGTAGGATACGGTTTGACCGAGCCATCTGCGCCACCATTTAGGGTGAGGCATTGGTTTAGTGTAATGGTCTTGTCTTTTTAAAAAAACGCTTGCTTTATAATTTTTCATGGCTGGTTATTTAAAAGTGATTGCTATGGAAGATTTGGTTGGCTTCGGAGGAAGAGCAGGGACGAACTCCCCCGTAGAGGGGTCTACTATCTCTCCCTTGCCTTTCATCTTGTAGGCTTGCTTGAGCAGCTCTTCTCTATCCTTCACCTTAGCCTTTAATTCTCGCAGGATAGGGTCGATGTCTAGGTCGGGGGTGTCTGCACCCTCCTTGAGTTGGATAGTCGCTCCAAAGGCTTCAAAGGATTTGCCTCCGTACTTCTTGGCCTCTATCCATGTTGACTCCTCAGTCTTATCGATGAGTATAGATAAAGCCTTCGTAAGGGCCTTGGCTTTGATGTGGAGTTCTAATGGGTCAGCCTCGCCTTCTTCTACGAGGCTAATCATGTTTGCAGCGTAGATAGCGATGTCTTCCTTGCCTACGTTACTGCGTGGGATTTCTATTAAGTTCATTTGTTTTGGTTTAAAAAAGTGTTAATTGATTTTTTGTTCGATAATGATTTATTGGCATAAGCAAATTATCATAACCATCTATTGCCTCTCCTATATATTCGTGGCAATAAGACTTTCTTCTTCTTAGTTCGGACCATCTCGTGTCATACTTTCTATCGCTTCTCTCTTTTCCATTGTATGCGGTGGGCCTCCAAGTATTATAGTTCCCATTTCTCCATTCCCCTAATGCTGGGTGAATAGTCTTAGCGAAATACCTATATCCCTTAGATTTAGATATGCCTCCTAAGAAATTTGAAATAAAAGTTCCTATTCCAAGACCTTGGTAATCGGGAAGAACAACAATCCTACTATCTCTATAAGCATTCCCTACTCCTTTTCCAACTTGAATGCCTACAACCGCAATAGCTATTGGTTTTTTATTCCACTCAAACATCAAATACATAAACGCCTTATTTGAAGACTCGCTCATATAATGATGTTTTTTAAAGATGTCCCAAGCCTTATGTTTGACTCTACTAACTTGTAATTCGATGGCTGGCCTACCTTGCCGAAGCCATTCACCTCTTTCAAGTGCGCCTCCCTTTTGTGGTGAGCAAGTCCAATCAGGCATAAGCCATTCTAAAATATCATAATGACAAGATGCTAATATGACTCTCTTATTCTCTCTGCGAACAAATTTCTGAAGAGCATAACTCATAGCCTTTGCAACATCTCTATCCACTACTGAAGTGTACTCATCAATTAACACAACTTCACCATCTTTTGAAGAGGATATAAGGTATGCTAAAGATGCCCTATACTGCTCTCCATTACTAAGCTTGCTAAATGGCCTAAGCCAAGTTGGAACAGATGATAATCCAATAGATGTTAAAATTAAGGCAGCGTCTTTAGGCTCAAGCCAATCAAAGTTGCTGATTAGGGCCTTGTCCTCTTTAAAGCTGGGAGACCTTAAATCCCCCAGCGTTTTTAAAATGCTTGTCTTGCCACTTCCGCTACCACCTACTATAACCCCAATATTCCAATCAAATTCATCAAGGTTATCTAAATCGTAAGGGATAGATACAAATGTTTTATCTTTATCTTGGATGTCAAATGCATCATATACATATTCTGTATATTTATCATTAATTATTTGCGAGACAAGATTTATTGTTTTCATTTCACAAAGGCTTGAAGGTCTACAATCAAAAGATTTATCTCTACCGCATTGAGGTTCTCAATCCTACGAGTCTGCGAGAACTTATACTTCATCGCTAAAGGCACGAGCTTACCAGCATCAACACTCTTGCCATTCTCCCATAGGTCCTTAGCCATCCTAACCTGAGCATCACTCGCTGGCTTTGCTTGTGGTTGTGTAGGAGCAGCAGCAGGAGCAACTCTTCCCGAAGCTAAGTTGGCATCGTCATCTTCGGCTTGCAAGGCGCACAAGCTCTGTAAAGTGTACCTGCGGTAGTAAGTGATTTCAGACCCGACAGCCTGGGGGTTGTTACTACCGGTCAGCCTCATGCTGCTTTCTACGCTCTCTCCGCTCTCAACGTGATAGATAACGCTCTTCACCATTCCATCCTCAATAGGTTGCAGTAAAAGCAAACCATGCTTCTCAAAGATTGGCTCTACTTGGTCGATGATGCTGTTGATGTCGGCATAGTTTTTCTTAAAGAAAGGATTCTTCATGTCCTTCTTGATTTTGCCGATTTCCTTTTTTGCCTCGAATAAGGCTTTGATTAAGTTGTTCATGGTAATTAGATTAAGTTGTTTTTAAAATAGTGGTTAATGATTTTTCTTCTTTCAAGCTCTGCCTCAGCAGATGATGGGTTAACGTCAGGTTCGATAGTGCTGCTCACCTTAATCGTCCATCCTTGTTGCTTTGCAAGGGTAGGCTGCTGTGACTGCCTAATCCTTTTTTTGTCCAGGTCGTACATAGGGTCTTACTTTTGGTTGTTCTTTGGTTTTGTAGAATTTAAATATTTTGTCAAGGTACTTTCTCATCATCAATCTTGGCGGATGCTCTTCCTCAGGAATCATCATCAGCTCTATCTCAATGTTCTGCTCTGCCTTCCTCAAGATAGCCAGCATAATCCTCACATCGTACTTGCTGCGCTCTCGGTTTAAATAATCCCATACTTTAAGGATCTTCACATCAAGCTGCTCGGCTATCTCGCTCACATCACCATATCTCAGGTGGCTCTTCACTTGCTCAACAGCATCCATAGGCAGCGGCCACATAAATGTAATCAGCTGGATTTCGTGCTGCTTTCTTTCTTCCCATCGTCTCTTAATCATCATCAATCAATTTAGAGATGAGCCAAACATATTGTCAGCGGAGATGTCATCCTCATAGGCATTGAAGATAGACTCCCAATAATCATGGCCCTGAGGGCTTTTTTCCCATACAAAAGCCTGGGCGAGGGCATCACATACACTGTCGGCTTCTTCAGCCAAAACTTCCTTATTAGCATTTATCAATGCTTTTGAGGAGATATCCTGCGGCATCTGCATCAGGAAGTCATAAACGGTCTTTTTCTTCATTTTTTTAGGGGTTAGTATTGAGACTTGTTTTTTCAAAAAGTTAGTAATATTAAGGTAAATCGAAATCAAATACAAACGGATCGTAGATTTTTTCTTTGAATTCGTCAATCGTCAGCAGCTCGCACATTGGTGGCTTTAACACCCAAGGCCATATCTCGCCCTCAAGAACGCCTATGTGGTCATATAGGGGCTTAACTCTCCCATCGTCACTATCCTTGTACATAAGCTCCAGCATAAAGGCAGCATCAGGGTTGTAGTAGTTGAGAAGATCAATAGCTTCTCGACAGCGTGGCACGAGCCAATTTTTAGGTAATGTGTTCATGTGGTTTTATTTAAAGATTTCGGTAGATACTATTTTGTAGCCTTTTTTAATCATCATCAACGAGTAGTTCGTCAAGTGGTTATCGTCAACAAATTGCTTGTCAGCGAGGATGTATTTGCCCCATGGGGTCAACATCGTCAACACAGCGTGGATGGGTTTGCTCATCATATCGTCAAGGGTTTAACGCTATGGATAGATCCGTCAAGACCATATTCGCAGTCCCAGCCTAATGCGTTTAGTTCTGCTTTAATACGCTTGCATTCAGCATATGGGCATCCATCATAGTCAAATGAAGCAAGGATGCTTTTGATTTCGTCAATCGTCAATGTGTTTGTCATGTTGTTTCGTTGTTTGATGCTGCAATACTAACTGGTTTTGAATTATCTACCAAATCTTTTTTAAAAATATTTTTTATCGTCAGTCATCAATCGTCAAGAAATCGTCAATTAGGTATCGTCAAGGCTGTTTTTGCTCGTCAACTTTTTTTTTCGTCAGTCGTCAATATATCGTCAACTTATCGTCAACAGCTCGTCAATCGTCAATCGTCAATCGTCAATCGTCAACAGCTCGTCAACGTGTGTACGTGCGTGTGTGTACGTGTGTGTGTATGTGCGTGCGCTCGTGTGTGTGTGTGTGTGTGTGTGTGTGTGTTGCGTACATGCATGCCGCAAAGTTCGAAACGAAACGACTAAAAAAAGTTTTTTAAAAATTTTTGAAAAAAAGTTTTGTAGTTTAAAAAATGGTTATACCTTTGCATAAACAAAACGACAAAACATGAAACCACAATCAACCAAACAAAGGACCGCCGAAAATATAGTTTTTGCGGCCCTATTCATTTTGCCGCTTATTGCGGCTATCTTATTAGAATTTTCAAATTTTAAATTTTAACGATATGAATATTTTTAAAGATTTTATAACCGTAATGCCCGGCTACTATGTTAACCCGGCCGCAACTGCAAAAAACACTATTAAAAAAAGTAACATGGAAAAGTTAATAGACAATTATTTCAAATTGCATAAGGCAATAAATAAAGAAACCCAATTTAATAAAAAAGTAGCTTTAAATATTGAGATCCAAAACTTTAAACAGTCCAACGGGCTATTTTTAAACGACGCTGGCGGCGTTATTACAATTACTTTATCCGGGCTTCCAGGTGAAACGGCCGGTAAAATTACGCCGATATATAAAAAAGACCGCGCGGGCAATGTATACAGGGCCGGTTATAAGTACTTTAATCTTTGCAAATAATTTCAACCTATAAAATATAAACAAAATGATAACTTACATTAATGCAACTATTAACGGTAAACGCTTCACCATAGACGCTATAAACCGTAATGAATACAGTAATTACGACGACTATTGCCAAGCTTTATATATAGCCGTTCGTGTTTGGCGTCTAAAATATAGCGGCAATTTTACAGTAAGGGCTAGCCGCCGCCGTTGTAAAATTGTTTTAAATGCATATTGTATTTAATAACCTATAAACGATAAACGATATGAATACCAATGTAAACTACAGTACAATTTTTAAGGGCCGTAAATTATTAAGCCCGGGAACTAGTAACGCGAAGCTTGCAAAAAATGAGCTTGAGTCGTATATACTATATTTAAGCCCGGCGGACCAAAATAGTAAAGGTGTAAACGTATGCCCGAACGCCTCCGCGGCTTGTATTATTGCTTGTTTGAATACGGCCGGATTAGCCGGCGTTTATAGCTCGATCATTCAAGCCCGTATACTTAAGACCGATTTTTATTTATTTGACCGGGCCGGCTTCATTAATAAGTTAACCAACGAAATAATAAGTTTAAGCAAGCGCGCGCAACGTAACGGCACTAAAATAGCCGTACGTTTAAACGGCACCAGTGACCTAGATTTTATTGCAATTATTAAAAATAGAACGCAAATAGACGTTTTAGAATTGCCTGGATTAATTTTTTACGACTATACCAAAACTTTGGGCAAAGTAAAAAAGTATGTAAACAGTAAGTACGTTTTAACTTTTAGCCGTTCCGAAAATAACGAGGCTGAATGTATCGAGGCCCTATATTACGGCGCGAACGTTGCGGCCGTATTCAAAAATAATTTACCGGCCGTTTATATGGATCGTCCTGTAGTGGACGGGGACGCCTCAGATATTGTAATGCTTGAAAATAGATCGACTATTTTAGGGCTTAAGGCAAAGGGCCGCGCCAAAAAGGACGTTTCGGGTTTCGTTATTGCTTGACCTTATTAGCTTAAGTTTATAGTCCCGTTCCTTAATTGGTTCGGGACTTTCTTATTTGATAGCAATACGACTATATTTGTTGTGGGCAATACTACGGCTCTACAATCGATTATCTTTCACGTTGGTATATCTATGTATAGTTGATAGGGTTAACGTGGCTTAAAACGTCTTAAAATAGGCTTATCGTGTGTGTTTGCTTGCTTGCTTGCATTGGATTAATTAAGATAGTCCTAAAATTGGCTTGAATAGAACTTATTTTTATTTTCGTTTTGGCATTTTTTACGTTTGGTTTTGGTGCTTATATGGTTGTTTGGTTGTTTGGTTGGTGGTTGTTGGTGTGGTTGTTGGTCGTGTGGTTGTTCCTTCACGCCTCCACCTCACTACAAAATCTAACTATCATAGAAACTACCTTAACGCCAACGTGTGACGTTTTGTCACTACTATGTAGGCATATGATATGCAAGCATAAGACCCGCGCATTTTTGAGGTGTGGGGTGGGAGTTCCCCCATCTCCATTACACCACATCACTTAACACAGCATACACTAAGAGTATACTACATCCATCGTAATATTGCGATAAAGCGAAATGCTTCTTTCTTCTCTCCTGTCATTGGTTGTTTAGTTGGGGTATAGCCATTACCTTGATGCTGACTGACTGCTATCTTCTCGCCTAAGGTAGTTTTTAGCGATTCTAAGAGACTTTCTCCCCTTGGTTGGTATATGGACATACCTCATTGCAGATAGTTGCTTAGAGAGAGCTTTATCCGATTGCCTTCGGGATTTTCTTTTTTTTTAGTTTTTTTCTTTTTATTAACTAAGTTATAACTGATAATAAGTATATAACATTATAATGTTCAATATAGGAGGTGGAAACAACTTTCCAAACTTTTTCTTTAGTAGTTTTCCGCAGAAATAGGGATTGTACAAGTAGGATATAGTGATTAGAGGCTATTTCTAATCTACATAGAGTATAAGTTTTTTAAGGTTTACACGAAGTTTACACGGATTTTACACGGACAACGTATTGATTTGCAGGGGCTATGGAGGGGTCAGCGCACGATGCGCATCCAATGCGTAGACAGTCATAGTACTACATTAGTATTGTTGATAAGAAATGCTTTTTTCTAAAAGTAGGGCATACCCCATATTTTTTTTTAAGTGACTAACTCAACTTTTATGGAAAGTTTGTACCTTGCGCCTTCAAACCACTAACAACCAATAAGATGTCAGATCAGGAAAAGCAACCTATCCGCATTACCATGCGAGCAAACGGCATAAGAGTCTCTGTCGAGCTTCCTGCCGAAACCGCTAATGAAGAGATAGTAGAATCTATTAAGAAGATTGTTTCCGAGACAATTGATGTTCCATGCCCACAACCTTTCGAGCTATGAGTGAGATGGAACGCTTAGAGACCGAGCTACTCGGATACAAGGAGGTAGCCAACAAACTGCACGATGCCTTAGTGATTGCCATCCAAAAGCTGGGTAGCTACGGCAAGCATGATGACATAGATAGAATAGTCCAAGCAGCAGGACTCGAATACCTTAACACCGTAAATGACGAAAAATGAGCGAAGAGATGGACGAGCAGGGTTACTACCCCACTCAGATAACAGAGCCTATTAAGAAGGGCAAGAAGCAGCTTGAGCAAGAGCTGGAGATAGCTACCAAGATGATTGGACAGCTAAGGGCAGAGATGGTCTCTATGAGGCTACAAGTTTTAAATTATAAGAAGTACATATCAGAACTTAAAAGTAAAGAAGATGTTCAAGAACAACAAGACTAAGATATCCTTAGAACACTACGACATGACGCTCTCCGCAGAGATGCCAGCAAGTTCGAGCTACACAGAAGTGATGGATGCTTTTAACGGATTAATGATTTCAGCCGGGTACAGCAAGGAATGGCTGCTCGAATTCTGTAATGAGTATGTAGAAGCTAACGAGTACCAAACTAAAGAGAATGACTGAAGAGAAGAAGAAACCCGAGAAGGCTGATCTTAACAAGAACCCCGATAAATACAAGGTCCGCAAGTTCAATCCATCCGATTACGAACTCGTAAAGACTCAGTTTCCTAACGGTAGCTATGGATATGTAGAAAGGAAGAAGTCATGACCGATAAAAAAAGAAATTATGACCGATAGAATCGTGCAGGTAGTTACCGATAAATTCAAGAGTCGCTCCCGAGTTGGCATTGAAAAGTATGGCACTACCCTATGTCGCAATGAAGCAGAAATCCTTGAACGCCTTACCCACCTCGAAGAAGAACTTATGGATGGACTGCTCTACCTACAATGGATAAAGGAGAAGCTTGCGCCTACTATCGATTACACTACTGATACATCTAATTTTTAAGCTATGGAAGTACTAATATTTTTTCTGAAGGTCTATTCCGTAATTCAGACTAATGCATTCGCCTGGAAAGTTTACTATGCATTTACAAGAGGTAGGTCGATATGGATTGATTTTAAGTTTAAGAATATAGCAATAGCTTCCCTATACTTAACCGCCCTATACTCTTGGATAATGTAAAAACCCCGAGCTATCACAGCCCAGGGTTTCAAAACAACAAGAAACATCACACCAAAACGATGGATAAGAAGTTGTAAATCTACGAATATGATTCATTTTTTACAATTATATTTGTTTGCCGATTTGGTTTTTAGTGGTTTAATTGGTTGTTTTGTGAATAGGGCTTCTGAGAGGGAGTCCTATTTTTGCATTCTAAGGGCAAAACCAATAAATTTGCACCATGTCTGAAGAGGAAAAGATAAAGCTTAAAAATATTGAGAAGCGCAGGTCACAGATAAAGCCTATTACCGGCCCAAGCGACCCACGCATCTTACTGCGTAAGCAAATAGCTGAAACCAAGAAGAAGGACTTGAAGAATATGCTTGAGAGGGAACTCAACAAAAGCATTAACGGAGTCACTCGTATGGAAGGCTTAATTGCGAGAATGGTCTCCGAAGGCATTAGAGGCAACATGAGAGCGATAGAGCTTATCCTTGCCTACATCTATGGAAAGCCACAGAACGCTGTACAGCCTAATAACGACAAGCCATTCGTGCTTGAACTTAGCGATGGAGAAGATAAAGCAGTAGTAAAGGGAGACGCTATGCCTAATATTATTGAGATAGAGGCAGAAGAAGAAGATTCTGAACAAGATTAAAATTATTCAAATGAAGTTAACTAAAAGACAAACGGAGGCATATAGGATGGCCATTGCTGGAGAGAAGCAGTTTATTCTCTTCGGTGGGGCCATCCGCTGACGAGGAGGAAAAACTTATTGGCTGCTTCTAACCTTTATCTCCCTATGCTCTAAATTCCCTAAGAGCCGATGGGTGATTATCCGTGCGAATATGCCAACCCTTGAGCGCACTACCCTTGTTACTTTCAATTCTATACTGAACGAAGGTCTCTCGCAGTATATCTCTACCTGGGACAAGAAGACTCAGACTGTCACATTCACTAACGGCAGCGAGATACTCTTCATGGGCGAGAACTACGAAACCGACAAAGACCTTGACCGCTTTAAAGGCCTTGAGATAAATGGCGGTGGCATTGACGAGATTAACGAGTGCCAAGAACAAACGCTCTACAAACTCCTTGAACGATCAGGCTCTTGGAACAACTCTGTCGGCAGACCTCCCATCGTAGTACTTGCTACTTGCAACCCTGCTAACAACTGGGTGAAGGAAGAAATCTACGACAAGTGGATGAAGAAAAAGTTACCCGAGACTTGGGCCTACATCCCTTCTAAGATTACCGACAACCCTCACATCCCTGCCGACTATCTCAAGTCGCTTCAAGCCAATATGCCCGAGTATGAATACCTCCGATTCGTGGAGGGTGATTGGGAAGTTAATGAGAAGCCTGAGAACCCATTTTTTATCGCCTATGACGGACGAACTCATGAGAGCATGGACATTTCCTTCAACCCGAACATTCCGTTGCTTATATCGCTTGATTTTAACTTGCAGCCATTCGCAGGAATAGTTGCTCAGAAGTGGAGCGACAACATGGGGGACCACTTCCACATTATTGATGAGTTCAATGTGGTGGATGGTAGCATACCTAAGATGATAGATGTGATTAGGGACAGATACGAACCTTACCTGCCGATGTGCCTAATTACCGGTGATGCCATGGGTAAGCGTGGAGATTTATCTCAGAGGGATAACGCTAACTACTACGAACAGCTCGCAAGGGGATTGAACCTCCGCACGAATCAGATAAGAGTGCAGCCAAACCCTAAGCACGAGAATAGCCGAGCGCAATGTAATTACATCCTTCGCAACCATCCCGACTTTAAGGTGAATGCTAAGAAATGCCCTAATACGGCAAGGGACTTCAAACAGCTTAGTTGTGATGCAGCAGGCAATATCATAAAGAAGAATCGTAATATCATAACGCAACTCGCTGACCATGGTGATGCTGTACGATATGCATTCAACACGTTTTTAGGTGATTGGTATATTACCCACCTTAAAAAAAGTAAATACAAAACTTTACCTTTACAATAAAATAGTAAAGTTATGAGCTGCCTTGAATGTACCGATTGT